GGTTCAAATGGTTACGACAACAAAGGAACAAACCAAGTTTTAAATGATATTTATTTCGACGGTGTAAAAATCTTTTTAGCAAACGGACTTGCAAATAATACAGCATTATTAGCGCAAACTTCAAACTTGTATTTTGCTACAGGTTTAATGAATGACATGAATGAAGTGCGTGTTATAGATATGGCAGAAAATGACGGTTCGCAAAATGTACGTGTAATCATGAGATTTACTGCAGACGTAAAATACGGTTTTGCTTCAGATGTAGTTTCTTACGGAATTTAATTTACTATAAACTAAATAATAGGGTGGTGCAATATACGCCGCCCTTTTTTATTAAACATTAAAAACTAAAAATTATGAGCTGCGATATAGCAAACGGAAGATTGGAAGCGTGCAAAGACGCGATTTCAGGACTTTTAAACATTTATTTTATTAATTACGGCGATTTAGAATTACAAGAAGTAAATTACGACGCAACAAACACGGACGTAATTGAAACTTGGCCACCGGCTGCACCCCTTAATTTGTATAAGTACGAATTGAAAGGAGCAAACGGATTCGAGCAAACTATTCAAACATCACGTGATAACGGAACAACTTTCTTTGAACAAGTATTAACAGTACAATTAAAGAGACAAGATGCGGCAACGCATAAAAACGTTAAAATGTTAGCGTATGGACGTCCAAGAATTGTTGTTGAAACAAGAGACCATCAATATTTTTTAGCTGGCTTAGATCAGGGCTGTGATTTAACGGCTGGGACCGTTTCCAGCGGAACTGCCATGGGTGATTTTAACGGTTACAATTTGACTTTTACCGCTATGGAAAAATTACCGGCTAATTTCTTAGAATGTACAACCGAAGCAGGTTTACAAGCGGTGTTTAACGATGGTACTGTTGATGCGTCAATAGTTACTTCGTAAAACAATATTACTTTATAAATTACCCTCACTTTACGGTGGGGGTTTTTTATTTGGATCAAAATTGAACTTTTTTAGTTATATATATATGATTGTTTTAACAACTGTATTAACGCCACAAACATTTAACTTTATTCCACGAAGTTCGACTTTTGATTTAGTTCAAATTACAGATGAATTAACAAACACTACAGTAGTAATTGACACGTACACTTTTACGGAGGGTGATTATTACAGTACGTTAGAATCTGAATTTAATTTAGTGGAAAATCGTTTCTATATTTTAACAATTAAAGACGGAACGCAAACAGTTTACAAAGACAAAATATTTTGTACTAATCAAAGTTTAGTAACTTTTTCCGTAAATAACGGTCAGTATGTTTCAAACAGTACAACAAATGAATTTATAGTTTATGAATAATATACACGTTTTAAATTTAAGTTCCTATACAACGCCCGTAATTCAGGAATCGAAACGGGAAAATTGGGTGGAATTTGGAATTGATAATAATTACTATAATTTTTTGATAGACAGGTATACGAATTCAACAACGAATAACGCCATAATAAACAATATAAGTAGATTAGTTTACGGACGCGGATTAAGTGCGTTAGACGCAAGCAGAAAGCCAAATGAGTATGCTCAAATGATGGCCTTGTTTAATCCTGATTGCGTTCGTAAAATTGTTTTAGATCGTAAAATGTTAGGACAATTTGCTATTCAAGTACATTATTCGGCGGATCATAAAAAGATTTTAAAAGTTTACCATATTCCCGTTAATTTATTACGTGCTGAAAAATGCAATAAAGAGGGAGAAATTGAAGCTTATTATTATTCCGATAATTGGTTAGATACAAAAAAATATGCACCTAAAAGAATTCCTGCGTTTGGTTTTTCAAATGACAAAATAGAAATATTATTTTGTAGACCTTATTCAGTTGGGATGAAATATTATTCCTATCCTGATTATCAAGGTTCTATTCCATATTCACTATTGGAGGAGGAAGTAGCTGATTATTTAATTAACGAAGTTCAAAACGGTTTTTCAGGAACTAAAGTTGTGAATTTTAATAATGGTTTACCAAGCGAAGAGCAACAAGAAATTATTACTTCAAAAGTTTTAACTAAGTTAACCGGATCGCGTGGACAAAAAGTAATTGTAGCATTTAATCAAAATGCAGAAAGCAAAACAACGGTTGACGATATTCCGTTAAATGACGCGCCAGATCATTACACGTACTTAAGTGAAGAATGTTTACGTAAAATAATGTTGGGACACAACGTAACAAGCCCTTTATTATTTGGAATAGCAACGACAAGCGGATTTAGTTCGAATGCGGATGAATTAAAAAATTCAACAATACTTTTTGATAATATGGTTATAAGACCATTTCAGGAAGAAATAATTGAATGCTTTGATAAAGTTTTAGCGTTTAACGGAATTGCATTAAAGTTATTTTTCAGAACATTACAACCGTTGGAATTCGTAGATTTAGAAAACGCGTTAACGGAAGAGCAAGTAATTGAAGAAACAGGAACGGAACTAAAAAAAGTAAATACTGATTTAGAAGAAATTTTAGCTGAAGTAGACGCAAACCAATTAAATGAAAATTGGATTTTAGTAGACGAACGCGAAGATTCAGAAAACGATGAAGATTTAGACCTGCAATTAATCAAAGCCGAAAGCGATTTAGAACCAAAAACAACGCTTTTAAGCAGGTTTATTAACTTAGTGCAAACAGGAAACCCACAACCAAAATTAAAGAGTTCACAGGACAAAAAAGTTAGTGATTTAAAATATTTTAAAGTACGGTATAAATACACGGGAAATAAAAACCCTGAAAGAGATTTTTGTAAAGCAATGATGGCTAAAGAAGATCGTTTATTCAGAAAAGAAGATATTGACGCAATGAGTAAACGCGCGGTTAATCCGGGTTGGGGTGAATTTGGCGCGAATACCTACGATATTTTTAAATTCAAAGGCGGTGCAAGGTGCCACCATAAGTGGAGCCGGGTAACTTTTATGCTGGATTTAAATGAAATTGAAAAAGGTTATGCAGAAATTGGAACGCGTAAAGCTGAAATAAAAGGTTACAAAGTAACAAACCCGTATCAAGTTTCTTTTTATCCAAATAATTTACCGTTAAAAGGATTTAGTCCAAACAATCCAAACACGGGTGGAAAAATGTTAAAAGAAAATCAAGAATAAATGGCTGAAGCATTATTAATAACACGAAACGACGTTGTTAAATTTACAGCGTTAAACGGTAATGTAGATACCGATAATTTTATTCAGTGGGTAAAGATCGCGCAAGATATTGACATTCAAAGAGTATTAGGAACGCAATTACTTCAGAAATTACAATCTGAAATTATTTTAGCTAAATCGGGTATTCCTGCTACTATTTCAATTGTAGGTGGCGGCACTGATTATTTTGATGAAGATAATGTACCTACTATTGACGGCACGGGAACGGGTTTAACGGTAGATATTACGCAAAGTGGTGGTATTATAACAGACGTTACAATTAATGAAGTTGGAAGCGGTTATTTAGTAGGGGACATTTTAAGAATAGACCAAAACGGAAATGGCGATGCTGAAATTACAATAGATTCAGTTTATACAATACCAACAGATTATAATAATTTATTAGTTACGTACGTAAAACCAATGTTAATACATTTTGCAATGTCGCAATTTTTACCATTTGCAGCGTATACAATAGCAAACAAAGGAGTTTATAAACACAATTCCGAAAATTCTACCAACGTAGAAAAAAACGAAATAGATTATTTGGTGCAAAAAGAATTAATGATCGCTCAAAATTACGCTGAAAGATTTATTGATTATATTAGTTTCAATAATGATTTATTTCCGGAATATAATACCAATTCAAACGGAGATATGTATCCAAGTACACAAAACAATTATACAGGATGGTTCATTTAAAAAAAGTTTACGCGCCAAAGGCTGAAAACGTAAAAAAATTAAAGGCATATTTAGTTAAATTAAATAAGGAAAAAAATGGCAAATAGTAACGGTTGGGGAGATGGCGCCGCAAACAATGCTATTGGATGGGGGAAGGGTTCTGATAACGCAATCGGTTGGGGTTCGGTTTATTCCGTTTCTTCAGCTGGTTTAACTGATATTGTAGGGGTTGCACCCGTAGACGCAGATGCACAAGCGTTCATAACAGCGGCTGCAATAACAGACCCTACACAACAAGCGGCTATTAATACTTTAGTAGTAGACTTGAAAGGGTATTCTATTTGGACAAAATTTTCAGCAATTTACCCAATAGTAGGGGGTACTGCAACAACGCATAAATTTAACTTGAAAAATCCTTTAGATACAAACACTGCATTTAGATTAGTATTTAGTGGTGGTGGTACTCATTCAGTAAACGGATATCAAACAAACGGAGTTAATGCCTTTGCAGAAACTTATTACAACCCGTCAGTTAATTTAACAAGTGCAAGTAGCAATCACATTTCAATATATTCACGAACTAATAATCAAGTCGGTATTGATATGGGCGGCGGGTTTGGCGCTGTATTAATAGATTTGGAATTAAAATATGATGCATTAATTTCTTATC